TAGTGCCCCTGTCCCTGTCCCTGTCCCTGTCCTCTGTCCCACTCTGTCCCACTCTGTCCCACTCTGTCCCATTAGTGTCCCATTAGTGTCCCATTAGTGTCCCATTAGTGTCCCATTAGTGTCCCACTCTGTCCCTGTAGTGGCGGATTAGGGCACCCCCGGCCGTGGGCCGATGGACATCAGCCGGACATCAGCCGACCGGGATCCTGATGGCCGATGGACATCAGCCGGACATCAGCCGACCGGGATCCTGCGAGCCGATGGACATCAGCCGGACATCAGCCGGACATCAGCCGGCCGAGATCCTGCGAGCCGATGGACATCAGCCGGACATCAGCCGACCGGGATCCTGATGGCAAACGCGGCCCGCTCACCGCCTCACGGCCCGCCGGCCTGTTTGCCATTCCGTGCTACCAGTAGCACGGCCGACGCGAGAGGCGGCCCCCTGGGAGCCGATGTAAAGGCTATGGCGTTTCAAATCACGAACCCGATCGGCACGGGCACGGATCAAGAGCTCGTCGACTTCACTCGTGCGGCGATCGCGCAGATCACCCTACACGGGCAAGCCTACACGACCGACGGCCGCACGCTGACCCGCGCAAGCCTCGACGGCCTGCACCGCCAGCTCGCTCTATTCGAGGCGAGGGTCGACGCGTCGGCCGGGCTCTCGACCCGCAACCTCGTCGAACTCAAACGCGCAGGATCGGCAAGCTGACCATGCCCGCCCGCAAGAACGCAACCCGCAAGTCGATCAGCCGCCGCCTGGGCGAGGCCCTCGACGGCGCCGTCGCGATTATGTCACCCGAGAGGGGTGCCCGTCGCCTGGCTATGCGGGCGATCGTCGACCAGGTGCGCGACCGCGAGACGCGTCGCCGTGAGGCGCCCGTGCTCTCGACGCACGAGGCGGCCGAGTCGAACCGACTGCGGGCCAAACGCTGGATCGGGTCGCACTTGTCGCCCGACTCGGCTCTCGAGGAGGATCTCGAGTCGATGCGCAACCGCGCCCGCGAACTGCACACGAACGACGCGACGGGCGGCGCTGTCGACGTGCGGGTCAACAACGTCGTGGGGTGCGGGCACAAGCTACAACCGAAGATCAAGGCCCTCGCGGCGATCGGCCTCGAGGCCGAGGCGGCCGCCGCACTCAACGCGCAGATCGACGAGCTGTTCGTCGACTGGTCGGCCCGCTGCGACCCCGAGCTACGCTGGCCGCTCTGGTCGCAACACCGCCTGGCGCAACGGCACCAGGGCGTCGAGGGCGAGGCGATCACCGTGCTGTCGGATTCGGGCGGCCTTGACGTCGACGGCTCCGAGCGCGTCGTGCCCCTGGTCGTCGAGGTCGTCGACCCGGCCCGCCTGGCGACCCCCGCACTCAAGGCGGGCGACCCGCTCGTGAGAATGGGCGTCGAGCGCAGCAAAAAAGGCAAGGTAATCGCCTACTGGATTCGGCGTAGTACGCCGGGCGACACGCAACAAGTCGACGCCCAGTTCGACCGCGTCGCCGCCTGGCGGGTTCAGCATGTATTCGAGCGCATGGCGGCCGGCGTGAGTCGCGGCAAGCCCTGGCTGCACCGCGTGACGAACCGCGTCAAGGATGCAGCCGACCTCGACGAGGCGGCCGTGATCGCCGCGCAGGTCGAGGCGTGTTCGACCGCGTTCGTGACGAGCCCCGTCGGCGCGACCCGTGCGGCGATCGGCGCCGGCACCGGCACCGACACGGCCGGCAACCGCCTGCAAGAAATGGAACCGGGCGCCGTCGACTACCTCGAGCCGGGCGAAGAGGTGACGTTCAACGCGCCGCAAAAGGCGGGCGGGATGTATAGCGACTTTCAAGAGTGGGCGCACCGGCGGATCGCGACCGGGCTGAATTTCCCGTACGAGCTGCTGGTCAAAAACTGGAGCGGCCTCTCGTTCGCGACCGGCCGCCTCTCGCTCGCTGACGGCCGCGTCGACTTCACCTGTCGCCAGGCCCTCGACCGCGACCTATGGCTCAAGCCGATCTTTCACAGATTCCTCGACGAGCTCGTTCTGTTCGGCAAGGTCGACATCGACCCGCGCGACTACGAGGCGCACCGCGCCCATTTTCGCCGGCACGCGTGGACGCCGCCGGCCTGGGCGTACGTGATCAACCCGAAACAAGAGATCGACGCGGCCGTCGCCGCGATCGCCGCGAACCTGCGCACAAAACGCGACTACGTCGAGAGCACCGGGTTCGCCCTCGACGACGTGTTCGACGAGCGGGCGGCCGAGATCGCCCGCGAGGCGGCGCTCAAGATCACGCCGGCACCCGCTGCGGGCGCCGCACCCCCGCCGGCGGCCGCCGCCGAACCCGACGCCGAACCCGGCGCCGAACCCGACGACCCCGACGACCCCGAGGCCGACGAGCTCGCCGACGAGCTCGAGCCTACAACTGACGAGGCCTGACCGATGGCGACCCGCCCGAAACGACTGGAACGCACCCGCCGCCGCAAGGCCGCCCGCGTCGAGGCCCGCCAGGCGGCCGCCTCGGCGCCCGCACTCGCCGGCGACACGTCGCCCGCGTTCTCGCTCGTGCGCCTCGCTGATGACCCGACGGCCGCCGAGCTGCTGATCTACGGCACGATCGGCGGCGACATGTACGACGACGGGATTACGGCCCGCGACCTCAAGCAACAACTCGACGCCCTGGGCGACGTCGCGACGATCCGCGTGCGGATCAACTCGCCCGGCGGCTCGGCGTTCGACGGCGTCGCGATCTACAACCTGCTGGTCGCGCACGCGGCGCTCGTGACGGTCACGATCGACGGCGCCGCGATCTCGGCCGCCTCGCTCGTTGCGATGGCCGGCGACGAGATCGAGATCGGACACAATGCCCTGCTGATGATTCACCGCGCCGCTACCGTGCAGTTCGGCACGGCCGAGGATATGCGGTCGACGGCCGACCTGCTCGACAAGCTCGACGGCACGATCGTCGCGACGTACGCGGCCCGCACGGGCCTCGAGGTCGACGAGGTCGCCGAACTGCTCAAGGCCGAGACGTGGTTCAACGCCGACGAGGCGGTCGAGCAGGGGTTCGCCGATCGCGTTGTCGAGGCGAAACAAGTCGCCGCGCATATCGACCTAGAACGCCTGACCGACCCCCCCGCGTTCGTTGTGGCGGCGGCCGCCGCCGCGCCCTGGCAACGACCAGGCCCCCCCGCCCCGCCCGCGCTCGACGCCGCGTGCGACCGCCACCTCAACGAACCGATCGCCGCCCGCCCGCACGCGGGCAACGACCAGGCGACCGCCGTCGACCCCGAAGATCAACACACCCCCCCCGAAAGCGAGGAACCGATGACCGAACCGATCCGTGCGCTGTTTATACTCTCCGGGATGCCCGCCGACCTCGACGACGACCAGGCCACCGCCTGGCTCGAAGACAACCCCGAGCTCGTGCTCACCGATAAGCTGCGCGAGGTGCTCGGCCTCGCCGCACCGCCGGCGACGCCGGCCGACCCCCCGCCCGCGCCCGACCTGGCGGCGGCCGAAAACATTCGCTGCACGACCATACGTGCGCTATGCGACCAGGCGGGCAAGCCCGAACTGGCTCGCGATTTTATGGCCGACCGATCGGTCACCGTCGACCAGGCCCGCGACGCGCTGTTCGCCGCCATGTGTAACGCGAACCCGCCCGTCGGCGACGGCGAGGGCAACGACGCACCGCCGAACGCCGGCACGCCCGACGAGCGGTTCGCCGCCGAGTACGCCGCGCAGCCGGAAGTGCACGCGATGACCGGCGTCACCGTCGAGCAGTACGTGCACTCGCGCAAGATCGACGAGGGCCTCGTCGCCCTGGCACCCGCCTCGCTGCACAACCGCTAACATTTCCCCGGAAATAGTACCCGCAACACTCACGCGAAAGGTGAAACGATGAAAACACTCACACGACTACAAGCCCGGCCCGACCTGGTGATCGGCGTCGCCGTGCTGCTGACCGGCGCGCTCGCGTTGTGCGTGCCCGCCCTGAGCTGGTTCGCCTGCCTGCCCCTGTTCGTCGGCGCGGCCGTCACGGCGAACCAGGTGGTCGCCCGGCGCGGCCCCGAAACGTCTTGGATACCCGCCGCCGCCTCCATCAATTTCTATGAGGGGACGCTCGTCTATGAAAACACGGCCGGCTATGCGACCGACATAATCAACTCGGGCGCGAATTTCTTCGTCGGCGTCGCGAAAGCGCAACAAGACAATTCGAGCGGATCGGCCGGCGACCTCAACGTCGAGACGTGGGCCGAGGGCGAATTCCTTATGAACTATTCCGGCACGGCCGCGCAGACCGTGGTCGGCGTCAAGGCGTACGGGGTGAATAACAACGAGGTCAATATCACGTCGTCGTCGCAGTCGCTCGTCGGCGTGATCACTGAATTTATCAGCGCGAGCAAAGTGCGCGTGCGAATTTCGGCCTGGCGCGGCGCCGCAACCTAGCAACGGCCGCGTCGATCGACGACGACAACCAGGCGGCCGCCAGGTCGCGACACTCTACTCGAAAGGTTTATATTATGGCCAACGACACCGCACGAGCGGTCGCAACCGTTCGCGACCTGACCGCGAAGTTCGACACCGGAGTCGGCACCGCGCGAATATTTTACCCTGACGTGTGCACGATCGCACCGTCGAGCGGATCGGATGAAAAGTACGGATTCCTGGGCTCGATGCCCGCCGTGCGTGAGTGGCTCGGCGAGCGTGATTTCAACACGTTGCGCGGGGCAAGTTATACGCTCGCGAATAAGCTCTGGGAGTCGTCCGTAACGATCGACAAGGATGATCGAGCTGATGACCGTATGAACGTGTACGGCACGCCCCTCGAGCAGCTCGGCCGCACGGCGGCCCGGCACCCCGACAAGCTGCTGTTCGAGGCGATCGCCGCCGGCGACGCGACCGCGTGCGTCGACGGGCAATTTTTCTATGATACCGATCACTCGTTCGGCGACTCGGGTGCGCAGGACAATGACCTGGGCTACAACGCGTCGGATCATACGGCCGTCACGGCGACCGAGCTCAAGGCCGCCTATCACGCGGCCCGCGAGGCGATCCTGACCTTCAAGCGCGACAACGGAGAGCCGATTCACGAGCCGACCGTCGAGTTCGTCGCGGGCGACTGGATGGTGATCGTGCCGAGCGAGCTCGAGGAGGCGGCGCACGTCGCCTTCGAGTCGCACTTGACGGGCGGCGGCAACACGAACGTCGTGTTGAACGCGCCGCGGATTGTCATGTCGCCCTACCTCACGTCGGCCGTCGAAATGCATACGTACTACCTGGGCGACGTGCTCCAACCGTTCGTGTTTCAAGCCCGCGAGCCGCTATCTCGCTCGATCAAGGGCGACACCGACGACGAGTTCAAGGACCTTAAGTTCATGACACGGGCGCGCTACAACGTGGGCTACCTGGCCTGGTGGAACGCCTGCCTGACCACGTTCACCTAATCGCGACGCCGGCCGGCCGTCGCCTGGAACATTCGCCAGGCGGCGGCCGTTTTTCCCCTCACCCTGCGACACCCCGCAACGAAAGGCCGACACAATGGCGACGTTATACGTGATGCTCAAGGGCAACATGCAAGGCACGTTTCGCCGCACGCTGCGCGACAAAAAAGGCGACCCGCTCACCGTGCTCGACTTCCCGCCAGGCAAGGGCGTCGAGGTGACGGCCGCCGAGCGCGAGCTGCTCGAGCCCGATATGGGCGTCGCCCTGCTCGACGCCGAGGTCGACAAAAAAGGGCGGGCGCGGCCCGTGGGTTCGGCTATTCCGTTCGAGCCGGTCGTCGAGGCCCCCCGCGTCGAGGTGATCGACGCGCCGGCCCCCGCCGACGACCTGGCGGCCGACACGATGCTCGCGAACGTGCTCGCCGACGAGCTCGTCGAGCTGCTCGCGGCGTCGGACCTGTTCACCGTGGGCGACGTGCGCGATTTCGACGACTTGACTACGATCGGCGGGATCGGCCGAGCTCGGGCTGACGCGATCCGCGAGGCGACCGCCGCAACGAACTGACCCGTCGCAGGGTTGGAGGGTTCGGCGGCGGCCCTCGGGTCGTCGCCGTTTACACACGAGGGCCGAGGCCATGACGCGAACCTTCAGCGACTCGCTCGACTATGATCTCGAGGCCGTGCAGGTCAACGCCGACGAGTTCGCCGTCGCGATTGCGTACGACCGCGTGGGCGGCCTGCCCGCGACCGGGATCGCCGCGATTAAGAGCGCGACGCGGATCGAGGAGCTGGGCGACTATGGCGCCGTTCGAAACGAGGCGCAGCTCGTCGACTGGCTAATACCGGCCGCGCTGCTCGTGTGGGATGGCGCCGCGATCCTGCCCGCGCTGGGCGATACTGTCACTGAGACACGCGGCGCGACCGACTACGTTTATGCGGTCGTTGGCGTCGAGGGCGGCCCGGTGTACACGTTCGATGACGCCGATCACCGACTATTGCGAATTCACACCCGACTCGACTCGAGTTCTTGATGGATTATGGCCTCGAACCTCACCGACCTGATCGACGCGATCGTGACCTCGATCAACGCGGGTTCGTTCACGACGGGCGGCGCGGCGGCGGCAGCGAAAGGATACTCGCGACGGGTCGATGTCGAGACGCTCGCCGCGATGGCGGTCACGGTGCGGCCGGCCGGGTTCGCGACCTCGTTCGCCGATCGCGGCTTCAACGAGAACACGCTGACCAGTGTCGAGATCGTGATCCAACAAAAGCTGTCGTTAGAGACCGGCGCTATTTCGCCGGCGAACGTCGAGTCGCTATTTTTGCACCTCGAGGAGATGGTGACACACTTGTCCGGCGCCGGGTCGATCGACGGCGCGACCCTTCAAACGCTCGAGGCCGACCCCCTGCTCGACCCTGAACACCTCGCCGACTTTGGAGTCGGCACGATCCCGATCGTCGCAACCTATTCACGAGGGAATTGACCATGCCAAAAGTAACCGGCCGCGATTGCAAGCTATACTACAACACCGGATCACACGCGAGCCCGACGTGGGTCGAGATCACGCAAGCGATCGACGTCAGTGTCGACCTCGCGAAGAACGAGGCTGGGCCGACCCGGTCGCGGGCGAGCGATTGGGAATACACACACCCCGGCCTCAAGAACATCTCGATGAGTTTCGGCTATAACTACCTGAGCGGCGCCGACACCGTGTTCGACGCCCTCAAGGGCTCGTTCGACGGCGACGATCAGTTCGAGTTCGCCGTGATGGACGGCGCGATTGCCTCGTCGGGCAACGAGGGGCCGCGATTTTACGGCGTCGTCTACGGCTTCAACGTGCAGCAAGGCCTCGAAGACCCGATGACAATCGACGTTGAGGTCAAAAACGCCTACAAAGTGGAGTCTTCCGCTGTGGTGGAACCCGACTGGTATATTGTCCCGTAATTTTGCACCCCCCCCCTCTGCGAAAGGTCAAGCTATGAACCCGACCGACACGATCCGCGAACGGATCAAGACACGCCGCGAGGCGGTCGCCGCGTATAATGGCGAGCTCGACGGCGGCACGCCGCCAGGCGACGCCGAGGTCGCCCTCGTGCGGAATACTCGCGCGGAAGTGCTCGAAGTGCTCGAACTCGTCGACGACGACGCGATCGAAGGGCACGCGGCCGACGTCGTCAAGGCGTTGCGCCTGGGCGTCACACGTGCCCGGCCTGGGTTCGACGTGTTCAACCAGGCCGACCAGCTCGAACTACTGCTCGACGCTGCAGGCGGCCGCCAGGCGACCGCAACGCCGCCGCGCAAACGCACCCGCCGCCCGGCCGACGACGCGCCGACCGGCCCCGAGGAGGGCGACGCATGAGCGGGCGAACCTTCACCGACAACGCGGGGCGCACCTGGCTGATCGCCGTGACTATAACCGGGCTCAAGAGGATCAAGGCGATGCTCGGCCTCGACCTGGTCAACGACCTCGACGAGGTGCTCGTGCAAAAGTTACTCGAAGACCCGTTGACGCTGGTCGACGTGCTGTTCGTGTTATGCAAGCCTCAAGCCGACGAGCTCGACGTGAGCGATGAGGCGTTCGGCGTCGCGCTGGGCGGCAACGACGAGCACAAGCCGCTCGACCAGGCGGCCGACGCGCTGATCGAGGGCCTGGTCGATTTTTTCCGCCAGTACGGCCGAGCACCCCTGGCGGCCGCGCTGCAAAAAAGCAAGCAGGCGACCGACCGCCTGCAGGGGATTCTCGAGAGCCGCCTCGACGAGTTCGACCCGGCGATCGACGCGGCGCTCGAAAAGGCAAACGACGAGATCTCGCGCACGCTGGCGATGCTTGGGAATGGATCGACGAACTCGCGGGCGTCGTCGGGTGCGAACCCGGACCCCTGACCCTGCGCGAGCTGCTCGCCCGGTATCACGGCGCGGCGCGGCACGCCTGGGGACAAACCAGTTCACTGATGGCCGCGATTATGAACCAGCACCGGGCAAAACATGCTAGAGCGATCAACCCCGTCGACCTGATGCCCCTGCACCTGATTCGGCCAGGCGATCGCCGCCCGCGCGGCATGAGTGGCGACCAGCTCGTCGGGATGCGCAAACATTTCCGGAAAAAAGGCGAATAATGGGCAAGGCCCTCGCTATCACGATGCGGGTGACGAGTCGGTTCGACGCGTCGGCCGTACGAAAAAAGGCCGCGCAGGGTCGCCGCCGCGCCCTGTTTCGGGGCGGGTTCGCCGTGCGCAAGAGTGCGCAGGCGTCGATGAAACGGCGCCGCACCGCGTCAAAGCCTGGTCAACCGCCGGCCGCACACCTTGGATTCTTGCGCCGCCTTGTGCTCGTCGGGTGGGATTCTCAACGCGAGGTCGCCGTCGTCGGCCCGAAAGTTCGAGCGAGCGCGAACCCCGGCGCCGCGCAGGCGAACGAGCACGGCGGCCGATTCGTTCGCAAGATCGGCGGCCGCAAGCCGATCCGCGTCGTGTACCCGCCGCGCCCGTTCATGGCGCCCGCGTTGCGCCGCGAACTGCCCGAGATCCTGCGTGCGTGGAAAGGGGTGATCAAATAAAATGGGCGCAGCCGATGGTATCAGGGCCGGCAAGGCGTTCGTCGAGCTCGGCGTCAAGGATCGCCTGTCGGCGGGCCTAAAATCTGCACAACGCCGCCTAAAGTCGTTCGGGCGATCGGTCGGCGGCCTGGGGCGCGGGCTCGCGATGGCCTCGGCCGCGATCGTCGGCCCGATCGCCGGCGCGATTAAAGTATTCACGTCCCTCGGCGACGCGGTCGACAAGACAAGCAAGCGCACCGGCGCCTCGGCCGAGTTCATCAGCGAGGTCGGGTTCGCCGCCGAGCAGTCTGGCGGGTCGATCGAGTCGGTGGAAAAGGCGCTGTTCGGATTATCGCGTGCGACGTACGACGCGGCGAACGGGTCAAAGGAGGCGGTCGACGCGCTCACCGAGGTCGGGCTGACGGCGGAACAACTCGAAGGCCTGAGCCCCGAGGAACAGTTCTTGCTCGTCGCCGAGGGGCTATCTAACATGACCGACGAAAGCAAGCGCGGGGCGGTCGCGCAGAAGCTGTTCGGGCGAGCCGGCCGGCAACTGCTCCCCATGTTCGCGAACGGCGCGGCCGGTATCGAGGGGATGCGCGAGCAGGCCCGCGCGCTCGGGCTCTCGCTGTCGGGCGAGTCGGCTGCCGGCGCGGCCGCTATGGCCGACGCTCAAAACGAACTGTTTCGAACGGTCAAGGCCGTCGCGTTCGTGATCGGCGAGGCCCTGCTGCCCGCCGCCCTCAAGATCGCGCAAACGGCGACCCGCGTCGTCGTGTCAATTATCGGCTGGGTCAAGCAAAATCAGCAACTGATCCTAACGGTCGCCGCCGTCGCGGCCGGCGTGGGTGCGGCCGGCGTCGCCCTGATGGTGCTCGGCGGCGTCGCCGTCGGCCTGGCGGCCGTGCTCGGCCTCGTCGCCTCCGCGTTCGCGCTCGTGTTCTCGCCGATGGGGATCGTGATCGGGCTCGTCGCGCTGGGCGTCGCGGCCCTGCTAAAATTCACGAACGTCGCCGAGGTGCTCAAGGAAAAGTTTACGCACGCGTGGGGAGGGATCGCCGACGCGATCGCGGCCGGCGACATCAAGCTCGCCGTCGAGGTGCTCTGGCTGTCGATCCGCGCCGAGTTCGTGGCCGGGATCAACGGGCTCAAGCGGATCTGGGCCGAGCTCGCTCTGTTCGTGCAGCAACTGTTCGACCAGATTGTCGGGTTCGTCGCGAGGTCGATTGTCAAAATGCTACGCAACATCGGGCGCCTGCGGCAAGTATTGCCGACACATCTTGCCGGCCTGCTACCCTCACAAGCGGCCCTTGAGGGCGCCGGGCACGCCCTCGGCCAGGGGCAGCGCGGCCGCGAGGATCGAACCGCCCGGAATTTCAACCGATTTGTCGGCGAGCTCGACGCGTCGACGGCGGCCGCCGAAGCTGATCGCGACGAGGCGATCGGGCAAGCGGCCGATGCTAAAGCAGACGCGCCCGACCTGTTCGGCACCGACCCCGACAAGCCGTTCGCCCTGCCCGCGATCGCGGCCGCCTCGGCGGCGACGGGCGCGGCGATCACGCCCGGCGCCCTACTACGTGGCACGGCGGCGGCGTTCTCGGCCGCGCAACGCAACGCGAAAGCGAGCGACCCGGCAACCCGCGCCGCCGACGCGGCCGAGGAACAAGTCGAGATCGCGGGCGACATCCGCGACGGCGTCACCGAACTGAACCGCAACCAGGCCGACCCGATGACCGAGGCCCCCATATGAGTATTCTCGAGCAACGCGGCCGCGAGTTCGACGTGACCGACTCGGGCGTTGTATTTCGCGAGACTTGGCAACTAAACGACGAGGGCGCGGGATTCTTACCGCCGGCCGTGTACGCATTCTCCACGATCCCAAAAAAGGGCGACCCGTGCCCGTATTTCTGGGGCGCCTTTTGCTCGAACGTCACGGGCAAGGAGAGCGCGCAGAACATGGGGTTCTGGACGATCACCGTCACCTACTCGACCAGCGCGGACGACGAACCGCCGACCGATGAAGGTGCCGACCCGACTCTCGAGCCCGCGAAGATCACCCGCACGGTCGAACTCGTCGAGCGAGTGCTCGAGCGCGACGTTGACGGCAACCCCGTCACGACGTACGCAAACGAAAAGTTCGACCCGCCGGCAATGTACGAGGTGCCGATTACCGTCGTCAATTGGGTCGTCAACCGCGCCAACTTCGATTTCGGTGGGCACGAGTCGAAAGTCGGCGGCACGAACGACAGCGACTGGTTCGGCAGTGCGGCCGGCACGGTAAAGTTTTCCGGGCTCTCGACATCGGGCGAGCTGTTCCGGAGCGGGAAGACGTTCGAGGCCGTGACGTTCGTTTTCCGCTACGACCCCGAGGGGCACGACCTCGAGATCCTGCACCAGGGCACAATGTACAACCCGTACGGCACGCGGAACATCGTCGAGCAGGCCGTGAGCGACACCGGCGCGCCGATCGTCGTCAACCTGGGCGAGACGGGCCTGATTCTCGGCGAGAACGATGCGCCCGTGTATAAGACGTTTTCACCGCCGCCTGGTGCGGTCGACTTCGCTCAACTCGACCTGTAAGGATCAACGACAATGGCAACTAAACTATGGCTTGGAACGACTAGCGGTGACTATTCGGTCGCCGCGAACTGGTCGCCGGCGGCCGTGCCCGTCTCGACGAACGACGTGCGACTCAGCCCGGACTACAACAACCCGATCAACGCGGGCCTCGCGCAAAGCGGCGTCGCTATCGGCGATTTTATCGTCGAGCGAGGATTCACGTCGGCGATCGGCTCGGTCGCGGCTGGTTACCTGGCGATCGACCCGAACCGATTCGAGTTCTCTGGCGGCGGCGTGTCCTACGTCAACCTGGCGGGCGCCGCGATCTCGGTTCTCGTGCGTGGCACGGCGGCCGGGTCGGCCGGCCTGGCGGGCCTCTATCTGCTCGGCTCGGCGATCACGACGCTCACGCAGCTCGCGGGCTCGGTCGCCCTGGCGGGCCGCCTGGCCGAGACGGCGACCGCCGCAACGCTCGCGCTACAAGGCGGCGAGCTCTGGGCCGGCGAGGGGTGCACGCTCACGACGCTGCGACAACTGGGCGGCACGTCGCGAATCCGCGCGGGCCTCACGACTGCGCAACTATACGCCGGCAAGCTATACCTCGAGGAGGAAAGCGCGCTCGGGACGCTCAACGGGTTCGGCGGCACCTGCTTTTGGGATTCGACGGGCGGGATTACCAGTAACGCGAACCTCGAGGGGTGCACGCTCAACGCGCTGGGCAACGGCAAAGCCCGCACGCTCGCGGCGATCAAGCTCAACGCGGGCGCCTCGTTCAAGTACGACCCCGACGTCGTGACCGTGACCGCA